TGCTTCATATTCAAAGCTGCCAAACAATCCTTCCCAAGCAGCCGCAAAACTCGAACCTGCGGTAATCTTGTCAGCAATAAACTTGTCAGTCATCACTGGTCGCAACTGTCCTATGATTGTTTCTGGACCCATGTTGAGGGCTTGAATAGCACTGGGATAGAGCGAGTTGATATCGATTGCCCCGATGTCTTTATGGACGCCGATTTTGGGATAAGCAACATAGGCACCTGCTGCCTGAGTATCTTCTTCTGAGTCTCGACCTTTTCTATTAGGTACGACCAATCCTTGACTGTGTGCTTCATTGATAATTGCCTGCTCCGTGGTTGCAACTGCACCCATTGTGGTCTGTAACAACACCGTGTTGTCGTGAGCAATGGTGTTGGCTAAATCTAGAAAGCGGAGTTTCTTATCCATCTTTGCCAACAAGTGAGTATCCTGTCTGTTGTACTCTAAAAACTTTTCAAAGTCTTTGTTATACAACTGGTCAAGAGTGCCTTCATAAGCAGTCTTGCGTTCATCCAATTCGTATTCGCCAATAGCGTCTAGGCTATAGCTATGGCGTTCTTCATAGGTATACTTGCGGTACAATTGCATATAGTCCATATGCACTCTGCCAATTAAGTCGTAGGTGCCTTTGGTTGCACCAAAGCGTTCGTATTCACGAGGCTTGGGATGTTGACCCCATAGACACAATCGTCGTGTGTCATCTTTACTCAGCACACGAGTAATACGACCTACAGTGTAGGGAATGTCATATCCTTCACTGTTCCAACCGCTTAGAATGTCTGCATCATCAATCAAGTTTAAGAAAGTATCCAACAGATCTTCTTCTCGTTCGAAGATAAAACAGTCGCTGTATCGTGCTGCAATTTCTTCCGCAGTTTCCCAACTCATTGATTTGGGAGGGATTGCCAAAGTAACAATTTTTTCCAACCAACTCATGTACACAGAGATTGCAGTAATCTTGTTGAATGGATCTTCTACTGGACTAAATCCACGCAGGGGATCAAAGTCTACTTCAATGTCGAAAAATGCAATGTTAAGTTTGGGCGGCTCTGCACCCAGATAATTTTCTTCAAGACAACGGAATACTGGCTTGAAATCACTTTCCCATAGGCGAGTGTCGCCATGCATTCTAATTTCTTTTTGAAACTCTTTACCGTTACGAGTAGTAAATCGAGTTACCGGAGTTCCGTAAATAGTTCTATGTTTACCTTTTGGGTCGTCATAATAAAATACATAGTTGGGCGGATATTCTCTGTATACCCGTTCGCCGTCGACTCGTTCAACTACATGGATGCGATCTTTGGATCGATCGAACAGTGCGTCTACATAACTCATTAATTAATTAACATTCTGGCAAGGCCAACAGAGTCGATAGTGGTCAACAGTATATAATTAGCGAGCATTCCGAACGATTTACGAGTGTAAGCAGCCCAAGCGTACATGCTGCAACCGAGAATCCACACAGGATACAGAGTAATAAGTGGAGGAGTGGGTACTGTAAGTGCCATTGTGATACTGCACCCGATACTAATGCCCCAAGCAAATAACTCGACGACAAAACGAAAAGGATGAGTGCGATAATCATCTCGAATCCAGTCGATTATCCCTGACAGGACATTGTTCAAAGTGTTTTACCGACTGTTTCAAGAATAGTATTCAGCTCGTCGTGATCACGATTTGTTTCGCCAAGTTTGGCTTTGTAAGCAATCTTAACAGCTTTTTTCAGTGTGCTTGGTTTGATTTCCAGTTCTTCTGCAATTGCTTTGATTGTTTCGTTCAATCCCACTGTGAGATCTTCAATCTCTTGCAGTACACCCATGCCCTCGTTGACGAGTTGAGTAAGTTTAATTTTGGCTTCACCGTTGAATGTGCGGTCGTAATCTGACATAGTGTTCTCCTAAAAAGTTATTATATAGTGTTTTGTTGGCAAAGTCAATCACTGAATTCTGCCAGAAGCATGTGCCGGTTTAACCACGCAACCGGTGGATAATTCGATTCATCAAATCGAACTCCATAGTGTAGCCATTCGAAATGCAGTCTACTCATGGTCAGTAAATTTATATCTCTTGCTTCTTTCGTGGCGGATTCGTCGATGCCGGGTGCTGTGATAATTTCTTTTATATAAGGTTTCCAAAAAGCTGGAATATCTTCCAAGCACCATTTATAGTCCGTGCCTACACCGTCAGCAGCATACAAATTTTCAGTCAGTGGATTAATGTTTACACATTTGGAGTCGTGTTCATCAAACCCGTATTTTATTGTGATACCTTCTTGGAAGAATCCGGGAGGAATTTCCAAAGGAGGTGCATAATCGGCGCCAATTCCAACATGGGTATAACCATCAAAATGTCTAAATTGTTCTTTGGTTGGTACCATAAGAAAATTTTCTGGCAGAGCAATGGCATTCCAGTGTTCTGTTCTAAAAACAAACATATCGGAATTTTTTACTTGATCTATGTACCAATCAAAAAATTCTTTCCTCATTATGCGAATGGCATCGTTATTTCCTATGGAATAACTAACCCATGGCCGTTGGTCAAATTGATCACCATTGAAATGATATGCAGCACGAATACTTTCGGGCCAATGACTTGTCATGATAGTAGAATTAATTGTTGTAAATTTTGGACTTTTCATATTGTCTATGCAAAATTTTAAAACACTAATATTACTGTCCATAAAGATATGATCTTCATTTCCTGCAGGAAAAATAAGAGCATCATCGATTTCATTAAAGATAGTCTGCATTTCCCGCCATTGTGCGATATTATTACACCGATACCAATTAATAATTAATTTATCTTCCGGGAAGATTTTGCGTAGCCACTCTTCCATTTCTGCTTGTTGATGTGCGTGACCGTCGGCCATTTCCAAATTAAAAACAATTTTGCTAATCACAGGTAACAGAGGAACAAAACTTGCAAAGCTATAACGAGCAATGTCAAATCTGTTGTCATCTCGCAAATGATAACGCGGTTGCGGGTTGAGGCGAATATCGCTTATTTTACAATTAAACCAAACAATCATAATAAATTCTCATAGTATAAATCTAAGCAGGCGTGTATTGCTTGCTCTACTTCCTTGGCCACATCGCAGTGCGAGTTTATCTTGTCTTCCAGCGTATGATATTCTTGCTCAGTGAAACAATAGTGTCCAGCCACTGCAATCTTAACAGAGTCGTCACCGTCGATGATCCACTTGCGCCATTTTCCGCTGTCCAACACACGCTGTTTAAAATAGCCAGTGTCTACATCATACTGATCAGCCAAGGCCAGCACAGTTTTAGTTTGTATAACTCCCAACTGTGGCGCAATATTACAAGCGTGAACTCCTGCTTGTTTACGCAGTGCAATCTGTGTGGCTGTCAAATAGTCTGCATTGTGTTCTTTTAACTTAATACCAGCCGACTCGGCAAACTTGGCTAATTTTTTAACCATGGGCACATCAAAACTGCCCACTTGCCTGTCTTCCATAACCAAGCTGCCTGTTTGTGCTACCACAAATTGCATATTAGGAAATTGACTGGCAAATCTAACATCGTCTTGATACTTCTTTACACCAGCAGCAACTCCAACATTTTCTTCAGTGCCGAATTCAAATTTAATATTGGGATTTAAGTTCAAGCTAAAATTAAATAGTTCGTCTGCAACTTGGTACGGATTGTCGCAGCGACTGGTATCTATATGTATGAGATCGAATCCGTTTTCAATGTCTGCGGAAATTGTGCGCTTGGTGGCTTCAACTGCTGCTCGTATGCCAAGACTCTTTTCAACATCTAGAAAATACGGGCCACAATGGTCTCTGCACAACATTAGATAGTCGCTGCGCAAAGGATGTACCTGCTCTGCAAATTGTTTGGTTCGCATTACATAACCACTGTCAGCATCAATTTGATTACGGCTGGCAATAAACATCACTGGCCGCTGTCGGTCTTTGGCGTATCGTGCCAGAACATCGTTGACCGTTGAGCTCATTGGCCCAAAACCTAGATTAAAATTCATAAGGTATTTCCATTTGTTTCATAATGTGTACACAAGCATCCAGGTATGCTCCTTCACCGCCTTTGCTGGGTGTAATATAATCTGCTGCCTGTTTGGCTTCAATTCTTGCCTGTGCTGGTGCAATGCCTAATTTGGCTGCACGAATAATCTTGGCGTCAAATATACCATCCCCCATATAAGCGACTTCATTGAATCCGTACTGTGCCACAAAGTTGTATCGATCAGCTTCGGGCACATAATGCAATTCGCATTTCATATGGTCTGCAACTCGAGATTTCAATATGTCCCACCCATGTCGATCTGCGCTGATAAAAATTAGTTTGACATGATCTCGTAATAACTTGACACCATCATGATCATAGTTGCCAAATGCTTTGAAAGGCTTTTGCCCATGGGCATCCCAATAAATTCTGCCGTTATTTAAACAGCCGTCTATGTCTGAAATGAAATACTTAAACATAATTGAATAATTGTTTAGCCACAGCAGCAACTACCAGGCGATCGGGTTCTTGATTAGTGTAATATTTAAATTGGTGAGCGAATTGCGCAATGTATATTTCAGCGCCTGAAATAGTTTTCGCACCGATCGGATTGGCTTTGCGCAATAACTCAGTATCACCAATAACACAATCTATTACTGTATTGGCGTTGATATAATCCACTGGACTGTCTGCGGAATTCATACCAATACTGGTAGTGTTAATCAGCACATCGCATTGAGTATTACGCAACTGCCATGTATTACTTCGTCTACTGGCCTGTGTTATTGTGGCATCTTTACACAACAATCGTGCATTTTCTGACATGGCCCCGTCTCCCAATATAACCACATGCAGGCCTTTAAAATCCTGTGCTGCCACATCTGCCAATCCTAGGTAATCACAGTTATAAGCAGTTAAAATACCATTTCGGTTAACCACGGTGTTAATGGGTGTGATTGCATCAGCGACTGGAGATACTGTGGTATCCACAAAATGTACCGCAGTGCGCTTAAACGGCATGGTAATACTGGCGCCTGCGCAATGGCGTCGAACCAACTGCATGTCTTGCGCCAAGTCTGTACAAACGCAGGCCACATATTCGGCGTCAATACTGTGATGATCGAACAGCGTTTTATAAAAAGTCTCGCCAGTTTTGCCGGGCTTGGCCGCAAGACTTACAAACAGTTTACTCTTGGACCGCCAATCGATTGCACTTTGTAGGTTCATTTGTGAAAATACCTTGAAAATTGTAGCTGAGCCAGTGCAAACAGATATTTGTCAAACGGTGCATCATGCAAAGGACTCATGTTAAGATATATAATACACCATAGCAGTTGGACCTTTGTCCAGTCCAGACCTGATGCTATACAAAATTCTGCCAATTGACTTACATAAGCCAACCCGTTGGGAATAGCGCAATCGTTTAGCGTAACATTATCATTTGACTCCGAGTATTCTAACTTGTTTGCTTTGACTGCTTG